ATGATTGTCTATCGTGGATGTGAAGTAGAACATTGGAGAGAAAAATTTGAAGGTAATAATCACGCTCAAGTATTTTTACATTTTAATGATGTCAATGGTCCTTATAAAGACTATTGTAAATATGACGCAAGACCTCATTTAGGTTTGCCTGTTGAATTTCGCTCTGAAGAAAAAAAGAAGTTATTAGCAAAAGTTGATATTCAACTAAATGAACAACATTATGTCAAGCGAAATCAAAGTAGAAAAACTTAACTCCGTTTATATACGAATCACTGCTGAAGCAGATATAAGACGAGAACTGTCTGAATACTTTTCCTTTGAGGTTCCTGGATACAAGTTTACACCACAATATCGTAATAGAGTTTGGGATGGAAAGATAAGATTATACTCTTATGCTACAGGTCAAATGTATGTAGGATTGTATCCTTATCTAAAAGACTGGTGTAATAAGAAAGATGTAAAAATAGAAGAAATCAATGAAATATTAGTGTTTAATACTGTCTCAGCCGCCGATATTCAGGCGCTTATCAAGTCTTATGACATATCTATCGAACCACGAGACTATCAAATTGACGCATTTAAATTTGCCTTAGAAAATGAAAGAGGACTTATATTATCACCTACAGCTTCAGGTAAGTCTTTAATTTCTTATATGTTACTTAGACATTATTTAAATGTAATTGATAATAACATTTTAATTATAGTACCTACTACTTCTTTAGTAGAACAGTTATACAAAGACTTTAAACAATATGGTTATGACGTAGAAAATAATGTTAGTAGAAAATATCACGGTTATGACATTGATGAAAATAAAAGAGTTGTCATATCTACTTGGCAATCGCTTTATAAGTTACCAAAAACTTTTTTTGAAAACTTTGGTGCTGTAATTGGTGATGAGGCACACTTATTTAAAGCCGTATCACTAACAAAGATTATGACTAAACTTGTTGACTGTAAATATCGTATTGGTATGACAGGTACTTTAGATGACAGTAAAACACATAAACTTGTATTACAAGGATTGTTTGGTCAAGTTAACAAAGTTGTAGATACAAAAACACTAATGGATAAAAAACAATTATCTGATTTAAAAATAGTTTGTTTAATTTTAAAACATAATGATGAAGAAGCAAAAAAACTTTATGGTTGTAAGTACCACGAAGAACTAGAGTATTTAGCTACTTCTGAAGCAAGAAATAAATACATAAGAAACTTAGCATTAAACTTACAAGGTAATACTTTGTGTTTGTTTCAATTGGTAGAAAAACACGGAAAGAAACTTTATGAACTCATTAAAAACAAAGCTGAAAACAATAGGGAAATATTTTTTGTCTATGGTGGTGTGGATGCTGAACAACGTGAGCAAGTTAGGGCCATTACTGAAAAATCAGATAATGCAATTATCGTTGCCTCGTATGGGACTTTCTCAACTGGGATTAATATTAGGAACTTGCATAACCTTATTTTTGCTAGTCCTTCTAAATCTAGGATAAGAAATTTGCAAAGTATTGGAAGAGGTTTAAGACTTGGTGATAACAAAAACACAGCCACTTTATATGATATTTCAGATGACTTAACTTATAAAGATAAAAAGAATTTTACACTTACACACTTTCAACAAAGAATAAATATTTACAACGAAGAAGGGTTTAACTATGATATTCATAGTGTTAATTTAAAGTAATGACAATACAACCTCTTATCACAAAAATAATCAAACTAGTTTCTGGTGAAGAATTGTGTTGTACTATTCCAACTCAACAACTAAAAGAACCAAGCAATTTATTAAGATTGCAAAGTCCAATGTTAATTAAGTATGTGCCACAAATATCTGAAATTGGTGTTTCTGATTATATTGCTTTAGTTAAATGGATTAGTTTTACAAATGATGAAATAGTTACTATACCTAAAGATAAGATTTTAACAATATGTAATGCCTCAAATGCTTTTAATAAAAGGTATCACATATTAGTTAAGTCTGCTAAGTTAATGCAACAGCCATTACCTGATTATATAGAAAAAGACTTAGACGATTCGGAGTTAGATAAGTTGATTGAAGATATTAAAGAAAAAGATAGACTTAAAAAGAAACTAAAAGACTTTGTTGATTTAGCAGAAATGCCTAGTAAGAAGTTACATTAGTAGCTAGGTTTCTGGTGAAGCACCTACATAGGTATTATACACCAGAAAACGAATTTTGTCAATGACCTGTGAAATAAAAAACATAAAAATATAACCGTAAACCATTGACAAAAAACATATATTATAGTATAATATTATTATAGTTTGGAGAAATATAATGAGCAGAAAAAAAAGTGAGCATTACGTAGATAACAAAAAGTTTTTAGAAGCAATGATTGAATATAAAGATCGTTGTAATAAAGCTAAAAAAAGAAATAGAAAAAATCCACCTGTTACAAATTACATTGGAGAATGTTTTTTAAAGATTGCGAATCACCTATCTTATAGGCCTAATTTTATTAATTATACCTTTAGAGATGAAATGATAAGTGATGGCATAGAAAACTGTTTACAGTATTTAAGTAATTTTAATCCTAAAAAATCAAAAAATCCATTTGCATATTTTACGCAAATCATATATTACGCTTTTATAAGAAGAATACAAAAAGAAAAAAAACAAGTTAACATTAAAGTTAAATTAATTGAAGATTCTAATTTAATTGATATGACCGTTCAACCTGGTGATGAAAATAATGATTACACAAATCAATTTGTAGAATTTTTAAGAAAGAATAGGGCAGTAGATGATACTCCTAAATCAAACGAAATAAAAGTAAAAAAAAGAAAAAGAAAAGAATATAGCACACCTTTAGAAGAACTTTTATAATATGAAAATTGCTCTATTAAATGATACTCACTTTGGTGTGAGAAATGATAGTGAAGCCTTTAGAGACTATCAATTAAATTTTTACAATAATATATTTTTTCCTTATTTAAAGGAACACAATATCAAAACATTAATTCATTTAGGCGATGTTGTTGATAGAAGAAAATTTATTAATCATCAAACAGCTTCTGTTTTTAGAAAATCTTTTTTTGAAAGATTATGGCAAGAAAAAATAGACACACATATTATCATTGGCAACCACGATACTTATTACAAAAATACAAATGAAGTAAATGCTGTAGAAAATCTTTATACTTCTTTTGATGGTCAAAATGAACCTTGGATTTATACACGACCTAAAATTGTTGAGTTTGATGGTCTTCCTATTTTATTTGTTCCTTGGATATGTGATGACAATAGAGAAGAAAGTTTAAATGTTTTAAAAACTGCTAAAGCAGAAATACTAATGGGTCATTTAGAAATTAAAGGTATTGAAATGCAAAACGGAGTTATTAATGAACACGGTTTAGCAAAATCTGATTTTAGTAGATTCGATAGAGTTATATCAGGACACTTTCATAAACATACAGATGATGGACAGATTATATACTTAGGTGCTCAATATGAAATGACTTGGTCAGATTATCAGGATCCAAAAGGCTTTCATATCTTTGATACTGAAACAAGAGAGATAGAAAGAATTTGGAATCCAAAAACAATACATAAAAAAATAATTTATGATGACAAAAAAAGAGATTATGCTTATTATGATATTAGACCTTACGACAAACATTTTGTAAAACTTATTGTTTTAAATAAAACAAATGAAGAAGTGTTTGACAAATTTGTTGAAAGATTATATAATGAAATAACTGTTTATGATTTAAATATTGTAGAGGATTTTTCAGATATTAAAGCAAGTGTTAAAGATGACATTTTAGAAATGGGAGAAGATACAATTACTTTCCTAAATAACTATGTTGATCAATTAGAAACAGATGTTAATAAATCAAAATTAAAAGAATACTTAAAATCAATTTATATAGAAGCAAGTGACCATTCAGGTAATCAATGATATATTTTAAAAAGATAAGATGGAAAAACTTTCTATCAACTGGTAATCAATTTATTGAAGTTGATCTACAAAAATCACCTTCAACACTAATTGTTGGTTCTAATGGTTCAGGCAAATCAACTATGTTGGATGCTATATGTTTTGCTTTGTTTAATAGGCCATTTAGAGATATAAAAAAAGAACAATTAATTAATTCAATTAATAATAATGATTGTGAAATACAATGTGAGTTTGAAACTTCTAAAAAGAAATATAAAATTATTAGAGGTATTAAACCTAATGTATTTGAAATTTATTGCAATGATGTATTATTAAATCAGGATGCTTCTAACGTTGATTATCAAAATATGTTAGAACAAAATATTTTAAAATGTAACTATCGTGCCTTTTGTCAAGTAGTTATTTTAGGTTCTTCTTCATATGAACCTTTTATGCACTTACGAGCTAGATATAGACGAGAGGTCGTTGAAGAAATTTTAGACATAAGAGTTTTTACTCATATGGATTTATTATTGAGACAGAAACAAGGTGAATTAAGTAAAGCAGTTATTGATGTTAAACACCGTTATGATTTAATGACTGAAAAATATGAATTGCAAAAAAAACATTTTGAACAAATACAAAATAGAGATAATTCAGATATAGAGGACAGAAAAGAAAAGATTAAAGAAAATGATCAATACAATTATCAATACAATCAAAAATTACAACTACTTAATGAAAAAATTGTTTCAGTTAAATCTGAACTTATTGATAAAGAAAAAACGGATAAAAAGGCAAATCAATTAGCCAAACTTGAAGCCAAAATAGAAACAAATTTATTAAATCATAAAAAGATATTAGAGTTTTTTTCTAAAAATGATAATTGTCCTACTTGCACACAACCTATTGATAGTGCTTTTAAAGACCGTAAAACACAAACTGAAAAAGAAAGTATTACTAAACTAGAAAGCGGTTTAAAAGATTTATTAAATGAAATAGTACAGACAGAAACTAAAATAAATGAAATGAATAAAATATCAGAAAAATTATCTGAACTGAATATACAAGTGGCAAAAGTTAATACTTCTATTTCAGAAATTAATAGACACTCAAATAGAATTAATGATGAAATTGTTAAATTAGAAACAGAAAAGAAAAACACAGATAATATAGCTTATGAATTAGAATTAATCAAAGAAGAACTATCAAAAGTAAATGTAGAAAAAGAAAAAGTTGTTGAAGAAAAAAAATACATAGATATTGCTAGAGAAATATTAAATGATACAGGTGTTAAATCTAAAATTATTAAAAAGTATCTACCTATTATGAATCAATTAATTAATAAGTATTTACAAGCAATGGACTTCTTTGTTAACTTTCATTTAGATGAAGAATTTAACGAAACAATTAAAAGTAGATTTAGAGATACATTTAATTACAACAGTTTTAGTGAAGGTGAAAAGTTAAGAATAGACCTTGCATTATTATTTACTTGGAGAACTATTGCCAAAATGAAAAATAGTACAAACACAAATCTTTTAATTTTAGATGAAGTATTTGATTCCAGTTTAGACAGTACAGGCACAGAAGACTTTTTTAAAATACTTAGAGAATTAACAAATGAAAATACATTTATTATTTCACACAAAGGAGATATAATGTTTGATAAATTTACCAACATAATTAAATTTGAGAAATACAAAAACTTTACGAGGTTATTATGATATACGATTTAATACCACCAACAGATCCAAGAGTGCTATCAAGCATAGCACCTTTTGAAGAAAAGACTTTAAAGGAACAAGACAATATTACACCAAAAGAATTTTCAGACAATATGTTTGAATCAATGAAAAAATTTGGTGGTATAGGATTATCAGCCAATCAAGTAGGCAAACCTTATCGTATGTTTGTAATGGGAGATCATCCTAGTATTGAAGAAGGCAAAAAAAGAAGTTGTTACAATCCAAATATTTTAAAAGTAAGTAAAGAAACTATCAGATACAAAGAAGGTTGTTTAACTTTTCCGTTTTTATTTTTAGATATAGAAAGACCACAAGATGTTGTTGTAGAGTATTATGATGAAGAAATGAAAAGAGTTGAAGAAAAATTATCAGGTTTACCAAGTCGTATTTTTCAACACGAATTTGATCATATGCAAGGCATAGTTTTTACAGAAAAAGTAAGTAAGTTTAAATTAGATTATGCTTTAAATAAAAGAAATAAAGAATTAAAAAGGATGCAAAGACAATGGCAACAAATGAAAAAACAATCTGTAAACAATTAGATTTACCAGAATACAAACAAAGTTTAGATGAGGCTGTTAATTACTTAAACAACCTATCTTATTCTGCTGTTAAAACAAAATATAATGCAAAAGGTAATTGGGATGCTATATCTATTAGAGGTTATAGTGATGATATTTCAAACATATTAAAACCAGGTGTATTAGAAAGTGATGTTGAACAACAACCTTTAAGATGGACTTCTTTATATGAACAGGCAGAATTATTACCAATAAAAGAAATACTTGCTCACATACCTGCAGAATTTGAAAGAGTAAGAGTAATGAGACTAAAGGCAGGCACTAAAATTTCTAAACACACAGACAAAGTTGATAAGGCCATTAAAAATGGAGACATAATAAGATTACACGTACCTTTAAAGACAAATGAAAAAGTAACTATGACTTTATGGAAAAACAAAGACGCTCAATCGTATAATTTAGAAACAGGTAAATATTATTATACAGATGTTTCTAAGCCACACGCTGTAGAAAATTTAGCAGACTTTGATAGATTACACTTAGTTATAGATTGCTTTAATAACCCTAAACTAGAAAATTTATTAAAACAAGATGTTATTAGCTAAACCTAAAGATTTTGAAAAAATAAAAGAAATATTTTATAAACACAAAAAGTGGTTTCCTCATATAAGAACTGATTATATGAAACGTATGATCGCTAAAGAAAGAATGATCTATGAGGATTCTGTTGTTATCACTTTTCATCACGCTAAAAGAAAACAAAAGATAGGTGATGTACAATTACAAAAAGGCGATACCGTATTACACCAAATAGCAAGTGAATTTCAAGGTGATGGTAATGGTAGATCAATTATTAATAGATTTTTTGAATGGTGCCCACAAGATGTCTTTTTATCAGTAAGAGCTGATAACTTGACAGCGTGCAAATTTTATGATAGCATAGGTATGATAATTGAGGGAAAAACAAGTTGGGCAAAAGGCACACTCCCTGGTTTAGTTTATGGCAAACGCAAAAGAAGTAGTTAGAGATTGGAAAGATAATAAAGGATTCCCATATTATCCTAGTGATAAGAAATGGCGTGATTCTGAATATCAAAAACTTTTATCTTTTCAAAGAGACGGTATTTTAGATAGGCCTAATAAAATCATAGGACAATCAACACACGGATTATCACTTGCGTGGTCTTATATGCCACACGCTTGGGGTATTAAATGTGGTAAG